CCTGTCGAGCCGCATCGACTACGAGGGCGAAGATGAAGCCGTCTGGGCCGGGAAGGTCTACGGCATCATCAGAGCCTATTGGACGGACGACGGCGACGGCGTGGAGCTGACGCTGGAGGAAAAGACGGCGCTTAACGGCGCCGGGGTGTAGCAATGGGCAAGAGCATCGACATCAACCTGGAGGACGAGCTCGGGCGCATCCTTGACGAGTACATGGACGACGTCGAGGAGACCGCGACCAAGGTCATCAACCAGGTGGCGCGTGAAGCTGCTCAGAAGCTCAAGGACGAAAGCCCATATGACCCGAAGAACAACGGCAAGCACTACCGGGACGGCTGGACGGTCAGGAGAGGCAAGAAGCTCGACGCGGTGGTCTACAACGCCACCAAGCCGTGGCTGACGCACCTCTTGGAGAACGGCCACGTGGTTCGGAACCAGTACGGGACTTATGATCCGTACAAGGGCAAGAAGCACATCAAGCCGGTGAGGGAATGGGCAGAAGAGGAAGTCGTGAAACGGATTGAGGAGGCACTGGAATGACAGAGGCACAACTTATTAGCGTATTAGAGTCGACCGGCCTCCCGGCCCGTTATTCGCACTTCGAGAATCCGCAGGAGCCGCCTTTCCTCGTCTACGTGGGCGCAGGGCAGGACGACTTCAGCGCGGATAACATCAACTACTGGCACCAGAACGCCTACACCGTCCAGTATTACTTCAAAGTGAAGGCCCCGGCGATGGAGACCCGGATCGAAGACGCCCTGACCGCGGCAGGCCTGCGGTGGGAAAAGTCGGAAGACATCTGGGACGAATCGGAAGGGGTCTATTCAATCTACTATTACTGCTAAAGGAGGCAGACAATGGCCAAAAACAAGGTAAAATTCGGCCTGAAATCGGTCTATTTCAGCAAGCTCACGCAGGAGACCCCGGGCGGCACTCCGACCTACGCGACCCCGGTCGCATGGCCTGGAGCGGTCAATCTGACCCTCGACGCCGAAGGAAGCCTCGACCCGTTCAGAGCCGACAACGTCGACTACTGGGTCGGAAGCTCCAACAACGGCTACAGCGGGAGCTTCGAGAGCGCGCTGATCCCGGACGAGTTCCGCACCACCATCCTCGGTGAAGTCAAGGACGCGACCAGCGGCCTGCTGTACGAGGATGCGAACGCCACCATCGCGCCGTTCGCCCTGCTGTTCCAGGTCGAGGGTGATGTGGAGGCGAGACGCTTCGTCATCTACAATGTGAAGGCGACGAGGCCGTCCGTCGGCTCTCAGACCACGGACACCAGCATCACGCCGGTCACCGAGTCTCTCGACATCAGAGCGGCCGCGCTGGTCGTGGGCGATCACGCTTACGTTCAGGGCAAGGTCGGCCCGGAAGATAGCGCATACGCGAACTGGTTCCAGGCAGTCACCCTGCCGGCGTGAGCACTTAGGAGGGGAAGATGGAAAGAGTTGTTTTGATCGACGACAAGGAAGTGACGATGAGGGCGACTGCGGCCACCCTCATCCACTACTATTCGGCCTTCGGCCGTGACCTCATCAAGGATATGCAGGCGATGCAGGCAGAGGGGACGGAGATGGCACCGGGGACGGCTGAGACGATCAGCCGCCTCGCGTACATCATGGACGCCGACAAGAACCGCCCGGCCTTCGACGAGTGGCTGGAGCAGTTCTCGCCGTTCGGCGTCCTCATGGCAGGCCCGGAGATCCTGGGCCTGTGGACCGACAGCCAGAGAACGCTGGTGGAAGGTAAAAAAAAATAAGAGCGACGGACCGGCCCTTCGGGACGGCCCTGTTCTTACTCAGATGTAAACAAATCGGCTTCACGGTGGGCGACTTGGAAGAGCTCACCGTCGGGGCCGTTTTAGACGTTTTTGCAGAATCTGCCGACGACGACCTCGAGTGGACGCCGCTGGCGAATCAGGACGATATCAACCGATTCTTCGGATAAGGAGCGACACGATGCCGAGCAGAATCAAAGGAATCACCATAGAGTTCGAGGGCAAGACCACGAAACTCGAACAGGCGCTAAAGGGCGTCAATAAAAGCCTGAACAGCACCAAAGCGGCCCTCCGGGATGTTGACCGGCTGCTGAAGCTCGACCCGGGCAACACGGATCTTCTGAAGCAGAAGCAGGATCTATTGGGCAAGCAGGTCGAGCTGACGAAGAAGAAGCTGGACGAGGAGAAAGCGGCTTTAGCACAGCTTCAGAACGCCGCGGACAGCGACAAGACCATCGAGCAGCAGCAGGCGCTCCAGCGCGAGATCGTCAGCACCGAGCAGTACCTCAAGGACGCGGAGAAGGCGCAGAAGGACTTCGGGAGCGTCGGCACCCAGCAGATCGCGGCGGTCGGCGGCAAGATGAAGGAGCTCGGCGACAAGATCGCCGACGTCGGCGCAGGGCTCACGAAGAACGTGACGGCTCCGCTCGCCGCGCTGGCGGGCGTATCCCTCGCCGCCTTTGGTGAGGTGGACGCGGGCGCGGACATCATCGTCAAAAAGACAGGGGCGACCGGCGAGGCACTCGATGAGATGACCGCCTCGATGGGCAACCTGGCCTCGACGATCCCGACGGACTTCGAGACGGCAGGCAACGCCATCGGCGAAGTCAACACCCGCTTTGGATTGACCGGGGACGCCCTGGAAGAGCTCTCCGGCCAGTTCATCAAGTTCGCGGATCTGAACGACACCGACGTATCCAGCGCGATCGACAGCACGCAGAAGGCCCTCGCGGCCTACGGGCTCGGTGCGGAGGATGCGAGCGCTTTACTTGACCGCCTGAACAAAACCGGCCAGGAAACCGGCGCGTCGGTCGACAGCCTCGCCTCCGGCCTCGTAAGCAATGCGACGGCGTTTCAGGAGTTGGGCCTCGGCATCGACGAGTCCGTCGCCCTCATGGGACAGCTCGAGGTCTCCGGCGCGAACAGCGGCGCGGTCATGGGCGGCCTGAAGAGGGCGCTGAAAGAAGCGGCAGAGCAGGGGACCGACATGGGCACCGCCCTCGAGGATCTCCAGAACGAGATCCTGAACGGCACCGATGACATGGACGGCCTCACGGCGGCCTATGAGCTGTTCGGCAAGCAGGGCGACCAGATCTACAACGCCGTGAAGAACGGCTCGCTGGACTTCCCCGCCCTCGGGACCTCTGCATCGGATGCCGCCGGGAGCGTCTCCGAGACCTTCGCCGGTACGCAGGACCCGATGGACGATTGGAAGCTCCTATTGAACGACCTGAAGCAGACCGGCGCGGAACTGGGGAGCGTCCTGCAGGAAGTCCTCGCCCCGGCCATCGATAAGGTCCGGGACGTCATCCAGCGCATCAAGGAAGCGTGGGAGAATCTCACCCCGGAGCAACAGGAGCAGATCGTGCAGGTCGGCCTCATCGTGGCGGCCATCGGCCCGCTGCTCCTCATCATCGGCAAGGTCATCAGCGTCATCGGGACGATCATGAGCCTCGCCCCGGTCCTCGGCACCGTCATCGGCGCATTGACCGGCCCGCTCGGCCTCGTCATCGCGGCAGTCGCGGCGGCGGTCGCGGCTGGCGTGGCCATCTACAAAAACTGGGACACGATCAAGGCAAAGGCATCGGAGCTTTGGGCGACCATTAAAGAGAAGTTCAACGCCATCAAGGACGCCATCGTCGGCCCGATAACCGACGCGAAGGATAAGATCTGGGGTCTCATCGAGAAGATAAAAGGCTTTTTCAGCTTCAACTTCTCGTGGCCGCACATCCCTCTGCCACACTTCGCCATATCGCCACCGGGCTGGAAGATCGGCGACATCCTGAAGGGGAGCATCCCGTCCCTCGGCATCGACTGGTACGCCAAAGCCATGAAGAACGGCATGATTTTGGACAGCCCGACCATCTTCGGGACCATGAACGGCCGGCTCTTAGGAGCGGGCGAGGCCGGGTCTGAGACCATCGTCGGCACCAATTCCCTCATGGCGATGATCCGGTCGGCGGTCGGCGGCGGTGCCGGTACGGTCATCAATATGACGGTGAATGGAGCGCAGGGCCAGGACGTCAACCAGCTGGCGAACATTATCAGCGTGAAGTTACAGAGGCAGGTCGAAAGAAAGGGGAGCGTCTGGGCATGAGTATTATTAAAGATTTTACCTTCAACGGGCGCACGGCGTCCTCCTTCGGCGTCCAGCTCGCCGACAATTCGGAATGGTGGGCGACCCCGGAGCGGGACATCGAGCACATCAGCGTCCCGGGCCGGAGCGGCGACCTGCTCATTGACAACGGGCGGTTCAACAACATCGAGATCACCTTCGAGGTGAACCGGCTGACGGATGGCCGGGCGCTGTCCTCCCTCATCAACTGGCTGGCACTCAATCCGGGCTACCAGCGGCTGAGCGTCAGCGATGACCCGGATCACTACCGCATGGCCTCGTTCGAGGGCATGACCCAGCCGGTTTTTGGCCAGCTTAAAAAGAGCGCCACGGTGAGCCTGGCGTTCAACTGCAAGCCTCAACGCTTCCTCGTGGCAGGTGAGGAGGGCGAGCAGATCGTGGCAGGCACGCCGCTCACGATCACGAACTACGGCGACGATGCCAAGCCGGTCCTCGTCTTCAACAACAACGGCGACTACACAACGAGGGTCACCATCGTGGACAGCGCCTACCCGGACGACCGGCTCCAGCTCGGCGCAGGCCCGGGCACTGGCGCCACCGTGACCATCGACTCGAACTCGATGGAGGTGTTCACCACATCCGCCGACGGCAGGGAGACCCACGACGGGCGCCTTGCGTGGGTGGTCAACAACACCTGGGTCGACCATTTCGGCGACCAGGCGCCGTTTATCACCTTGAAGCACGGCCACACTTACACCTTTAACGGCTTACAGGGCTCGACGCTGACCATC